GATCTATCCCTCAGCTCAGCTGACAGGGACTGAGGTGGAGAAGTGGCTTCAGTTCATAGTCCCTGAGAAAGATGATAGAGAGATGTTGCTTCAGTATATGGGCTACTGTCTGACCAGAGACACAAGACAACAGAAGTTCATGATCCTCTATGGGTCAGGTGGCTCAGGCAAGTCCACAGTGATCAGGCTGATAGAGTCCATGATAGGGGCTGAGAATATCAGCAACATATCACTGAAAGAGCTGTCTCAGCGTTTCGCAAGCTATGGACTTCTGGGGAAGACACTCAACTCATGTGCTGATCTGGAAGTCTCAGCTCTGGAAGATACTTCAGTCATAAAGAAGATACTGGGTGAGGACTCTCTGAGAGGTGAGCCAAAGGGGAAGCAAGACATATACTTCAAAAACTATGCAAAGCTGATCTTCAGCACTAATGAGCTCCCTCTGGTCATATCAGAGAAGACAAATGGCTTTTACAGAAGGCTACTGATCCTCAACATGACCAGACAGCCAGAGCACAAGAGAGCTGACTATCTGGAGATCCTGAAGGGTGAGATGGACTATCTGATCTGGCTGTCAGTGAAGGCTCTGGAGCGGATGTATCAGGCTGGTCTGATCACTGAGTCAGCTGGATCAGTGGAAGCTGTACAGTCCCTCAGAAATGACAGTGACACTGTGGAAGCGTGGATCTCTGAAGAGTGCTCCAGAGTGAAGGGAGCTAAGGAAGAGAGAGGGAAGCTCTATCAGAAGTATGTCAGCTACTGTGACTCTACTGATAGGACTTCACTGAGTAGAAACAACTTTTACAGATCACTCAGGATGAAGGACTTCAGAGAAAAAATGAGTATGGGTATCAGATACTTTGAGGGGATCTCTTTAGAAAAAAGTGCTCTAAAAAGTGCTCTGGATGATGATGAAAAGTGCTCTGAATGGACTGAAGTAGATGATCAGATGGATCTCCCCTTCAATTAAGGGCAAGGGGAGACCAGTCTGAGAGCAGAAAAGAGCAGTTATAGAGCAGTTTGAAAATGAAAAGTGCTCTGTGAAAAGCCAGTATTTATAGGCATTAGAGCAGTTAGAGCAGTTAGAGCAGTATCTAAGAGATAAAGAAAAGAAGATACATGAATATATAAAAAAGATGAAATCAGGTGCTCTATGTGCTCTATGTGCTCTGAAAGGTGAGAAGACGATGGATGAATATAGAAAATGGTGGGATCTGTACAAGGTCAGACATGGACTCTTCTGGGGAAGATCAGTCTGGAGATGGGCTGTAGTCCAGTATGAGCAATATCCCTCTGATCCTGATCCAGTAGTAGTCCAGTGCAAATATTTTGAGGGCAAGGATGGAGCTGAGGAATATCTGAAGCTGAAGAAGAGTCAGGAAGGAGAAATCAATAATGATGAGTAAATACAAGATCAAGGAATATGGAAGAGCTTTCAAGGTGTGGGAGCTCAGGGATATAGGTGGCTGGGTCTGGGATGATGTGAAGAGAGTATTCCAGACCAGAGAAGAAGCTGAAGAGTATATCAGGGAGAGAAGGGAAGGTGATAAGCATGACAACTCAAGAGAGTAACTTCCTGAGTCTCTGTAGTGAGATAAGCAAAAAAGAGAAGGTGAAGCTGATCACAGCTCTCAGAAGAATGATGGAGATGGACACTGAGGGGACTTTTTATGGAGTGACAGATCAGCTGACAAGCTCAGGACTACTGGTCAATGATTTTATCAGATTGTTAAAGGAAAGAGGTGAAAAGAAATGACTCCAGCTGAGAAGGCAAAAGAGACCAGAAGGAAACATGAAGAAGCAAGAGCTCAGAAGGCTCAGAATGAGAAGAGGATCTCTGAAGCTATTATCAAGGGCTGTCTGTCAGTTCTGGATGATGAGAGCTCCAGTGTAGATCAGAAGCTGGAAGCGTCAAAGATCCTCAATGAAGTCAGGAAGGGAGTGAGACCATGAAGGAATATCCTGAAGAATATATCACAGCCTTCATGACAAGCTGTAAGAGGGCTGAGATCATGAAGATGGCTGGTATAGGTAAAAACAAATACTACAGCCTGAAGAATGATCCAGATTTTATGAGGATAGTCACAGAGAGAAGGGATGAGCTGATCAGAGAAGCAGTCCTGAAGATGGAGTCCTATCTATCAAAGAATGTGGAGACGCTCCAGAAGCTCATTGATGATCCAGAGACTAAAGGTCAGGTGAAAGTCAATGCTCTGACACTCTTCTCAAATCAGCTGGGTCAGTGGAGAAATAGCACTGAGATACTGGATAGACTTCAGAAGGTAGAGGACGCTCAGAGACAAAATGGGGACGTTTGAGGGGTGATGTGATGAGAATATCAGATTATACCATAGACAAGCGTCTGAGGGCTGTAGAGGGCTCTTTGAGCCACTCTGAGAAGCTCAGGGAAGAGATCCAGAGTATAGATATCAGGGATCATATAGCTGAGGTCTATTATCCAGTTCATGAAGATATCTGTCAGGGAAATCACTTGTTTTTCAATCTCAGAGGTGGGAGAGGAAGTGGGAAGTCTTCCTTCTGTGCTCTGGAGCTGATCCTTCAGATCATGCTGGATGAGACTGGGCTCAGTAATGCTCTGGTAGTCAGGAAGTGGGCTGTCACGCTCAGAGGATCTGTCTTCAGTCAGCTTCAGTGGGCTGTCTCAGAGCTGGGAGTGGGGGACTACTGGAGATCTACTCTCAATCCTCTTCAGCTGGTCTATATCCCCACTGGTCAGGTGATCAGGCTGACTGGGATGGACGATCCACAGAAGCTCAAATCAGTCAAGCCAGTGAGAGGATACTTCAAATATCTATGGTGTGAAGAGTTCAATGAGCTGAGCGGTCAGCCTGAAGTGAGAAATCTTCAGCAGTCAGTCCTGAGAGGTGGAGACAGCTTCTGTGTGATGAGAAGTTTCAATCCACCGATCAGCAAATCAAACTGGGCAAATGAATTTTGTGATAGACCAGATGAGAGATCCCTCAATATTCTGACCAACTATCTCCAGATCCCAGTGAGCTGGCTGGGTCAGACTTTTTATGATGAAGCTGACAGACTGAAAGAGATCAATCCCAGAGCCTATGATCATGAATTTCTGGGGCTGGCTGTGGGCTCAGGAAGTGAGGTCTTTGAAAATCTGGAAGTCAGGGAGATCACTGATCAGGAATACAGTCAGCTGAGCAAGATCTACTCAGGAATTGACTGGGGCTTCAGCTCAGATCCAGCTTGCTTCCTGAGAGTGAGCTATGATCCCAGAAGGGAAGAGATCTGGATCATGGATGAGATCTATGAGACTCACCTGAGCAATAGACAGCTGGCTGAGAAGATCAAAGAGAAGGGATGGGACTCTCTGGGGACTAAGGTCTATAACTCATTTTATGGGGCTGAGTCCTATGAAGAGAGAGCTCTGATCATAGCTGACTCAGCCAGTCCAAAAGACATAGCTGATATGAGGGATCATGGGCTGAAGATCATTCCATGTACTAAGTTCGCTGGCTGTGTGGAGTATCGGATCAGGTGGCTTCAGCATAGAAAAATCATTGTAGATCCCAGAAGGACTCCAAACTGTGCCAGAGAGCTCAGAAACTACCAGTATGACATAGACAAGAGGACTGGAGAGATCCTGAGCTCAGTCCCTGACAAAGACAATCACGCTCTGGACTCCCTATCATACAGCCTTGATAGGGTGATATATAGCAAAAAACATTCAGCATAAATGAAAGAGAGGTCTTTTACCATGAAGAAAAATGAAAACTATGATCCTTATGACAGAAAAGTTATCACTCCCACTATCCCTCAGTGTGTTATCAAGGGAGATCCCAGAGATGAAAAACCAGTGATCATCCATGACAAGGGGACTCTGTGGGAGAAGTATGAAGAAGAGAAGGGAGAGAAGTGAAATGGCATATCTGAAAATTTACTGTGATTATTGCGGTCAGACATGGCAAGTCTACAGAAGATCCATGAATGATGAGCACTCCAGAGAGTGTCCCCACTGTGGGTCAAAGATTGACAGTCAGACATGGAGTAGGCAAGTAGTACCGGCTCTCTGTATGGTCTCAGACGCAAATGGAGAGCTCATGAAGGATCATCTGGGCTATCATGTGCCAGTGTTCACTTTTGATGTGATCTCAGATCACTACTTCAGCAAAAAGAAAATTAAATCACTCAAAGAAGGGAGATAAAAATAA